TCCTCACGTGGGACCACGTGGAGGCGAAGATCAAGCAGTTGTGTGACATGGCCAAGGCAGGGGATGAACGCCCCTCCATGGTGGTGATCGACACGATGATCCCCATGATCCGTCTGCTCAAGCCGTGGGTGGCCAAGCAGATGGGCCGTGAGTTGTTCGAACAGGCCCACGGTCCTGCTGCGTGGGAGAAGCTCTACGACACCGTCATTGACGTGGCCCACAGGTTGAGATCCCACGGGTACGGTGTCTGGTTGCTGGCTCACCTGAGCCGCGACTGGGTGGAGATCGGGGAAGGAGCGAAGGTAGAGGAGCACTACCTGAGCCTCCCCCCCGGTCTCCGCGAACGACTGAGCAAGGTGGTTGAGATCATCGCCCCCATGCGTAGTGAGTCCAAGGAAACCCCAGTGACGGAAGAGCGGACCATCAACGCAGGTGGCAAGACGGTGGTGCAGAAGGTCAGCAGCATGCGACCCTCCATCGTCCGTACCATCTCGTTCCGTGATCCCCGCTACATCCGCCTCATCCGTACTCGCACCCTCAAGCCGATGCCTGACATCGACGTGACTGGTGCGGCGGATCCGTGGAGCATGTTCGAGGAGGCCTACAAGACAGCCAACACCCCGTAATGTCTGTGCACGTCAGGGACTAGCCAATGGTGGTAACAAGCGTGGGATGGATGCACAGCTGCCCTCGCTAACATGCCCGATGACGGGTGATGGGAGTACCCAGTCTCCCTTGGCTCCCTGACGACGATCCCCCGGAAGGGCTGGGGGTGGGCCCTCGACGGTGTCCCACCCCTGCCTTCCAGTTCTTTGTTCCGTGTTCAGTTTCTTATTCAACCCCTTTCACGAAAGGTAGTCACTCATGAGTGGTATCAAGTCCACGATGTTCGCCAACTACAATGCCGCATTCGCCTCTGTGGAGGCCAACACCGAGGGGTCAGCCGCTGGCTGGCGTCCCGATGCTGGCGACCACGCCGTGCTCGTCACGGGCATGACCATCGAGGAGGGTGAGTTCAAGCAGAAGGACGGACAGATGTTCCCTGCTGTGGACGTCACCTTTCAGTACCAGATGGTCGAGGATCCGGGCAGCCCCGAGCCTCGCAGCTTTTCGGGTGCCCGGTTTACCCTGCCCAACGACCCCGGCCAGCTGACGGATGAGGGCGGCAAGACCCGTACCCGCATCGAGATGGAGCGGCTCAAGGGTCACCTCACCACCCTGATGGGCCGTCGGCCCGATAACCTGCAGACTGCCATGCAGATTGTCAGCGAGCGGCTCGCCAATGGCAATGTGATTCCGGTCAAGCTGCGTGCTCGTTACGACGAGTCCAAGGCCAAGCCCGGCACCAAGTACTTCAAGGAGTTCTTGGTGTCTGCCCTCAGCCTGAGCTGATCCATAGGCCAAGGACTTGCCCCGTGGGAAGCAATCCATACCATGGCCCCCTGTCGTCCCCCCACGATCGCCCCCTGGGTTACCTGACCGGTGCCCAGGGGGCTTCTTTATGGAGCCACTCCGGAAGCGGGGTGGCCCACTTTCAGTTCGTCCGGCCCGACGTCCGTAACCCCCGGGCCCTCCGCCTGTGGACCACCATACGTGGGGGGACCCTCCCAGTTCCCCCTGTGTCCCTGTCCCCCCGTCGGGGCCTCCACCGGTCCCGGTGTGCCCTAGACGTGTGGGAATCCCCCCATCCGTTGGGGGGACGCTCACAATGGCTCCTAGCGTCCTGGGATGCCCTACACGGGGCCCCCTCCCGGGAGACACTGGAGGGGTGGTTGGACCAGTCGGAACCCTCCAAAGGCATCCTGCTGCGTCTGGGGGATTCGCTAGACTTCACGGCACATCTGGAGGGGGGAAACTGGCGAGTCGCCTCCCTCCAGATCCCCACCCCCATCCGGGACGCTATGGACGGCGTCCTTGGATCGGGGATTAGGGTTCAGCCTCCGAAGTCATGTCAATGGTCAGCCCGAGCAACCAAGGACGCAACCAAGTTCCAATTCTGGTACCGCATATGAGCCCATCTTCATACCGACACCGTGTGAGCAGTGGACCCCGTTCTCCCCGCCTGCCCAAGGGTGAGACAAAGACCGACACACAAGCACACGTGGACATGCTCGAGCGAATGGTTGCTCGGTTTGCGGAACGGGTGCGTGTGCTGGAAGCCATCCACACTCTCCGCGTGGAGGAGGCCGGGGTCATCCTCGGGGTCATTCACACTCTCTACAACCAGTGGCGAAACCAGTTCCCCAACGAGCCAGACCGGGCAACCGCATTCACAATGTGGGCAGAGCGGCTTACCGCCGAGGACGTGGTGAAGTTCGCTACCGGTCAGCTACTACCCTCAGCCCCTGAGGCCATCGACCTCAACGACTGACGCTGGCGTGACGTGTCCAACTGCGAGAGGGTACCCTCCGGCAACCCTGCCCTCGCAGCCATCTGCGGCGTGTCAAGGGTTGTGCGGTAAGGCTCTCGCACGTCCGAGGGAAGGTTCTCGAGCATCCGCTCAAACAGCGGGACCTCACGCAACTGGACAGCCCGATCCCACTCCGATGGCTTCACCGTCATCGGCACACCAAACCGCTTCTTGTACTCACCCTCAATCTGGGCAGCCAACGCCATGTTGTTGCCCAACACGGCATCCTTGTACTTCCTCTTGAGATTGATGATCTCAGCCCGGTTCGCCAGCAGGAACTTCGTGGCCTCCTCCGGACTCTTCAGCCTCTTGAAGTCTGCCCCCACCCCGCGAAGCACCAGATTCAACGGGGACTCGTAGGCCAAGAGCGAGCCATCATTTCGATACACGGGGATCTGCCCCGTGGGTGTCTTCGCACCCCAGTCCGCATACTGCGACTGCAGCAGACCAAACGACCCACCACCCGGCAAAGCAGGCATCGCACCCAACGCCTTCTGCAGTGCCAAGCCACCGGGCAGCAACCTGAACGCAGCCTGTCGAATCTGGTCCCGGTCCTGCTCCGCCAAGCCCGCCACCAACTGGGTGGGGATGTCAATGACCGGCGGGATGGGAATGCCCTGTGAGAGGAACTGGTTCGGCAACTGTCCAATCGCGGCCCCGGCCAGACCAGACGACAGGTCCAGACCCAAGAGGTTCTTGCCCAACTCGTAGGCCACGGCACCCGTACCCAGCAGTCGGAACGTATCGCCCAACGGTGCAGGGATCTCGATGCTTGGCCCACCAAACCTGCTGAACCCGAAGGATCGCGTCCCCCCACCGAGCTGGTTGCTCACCACCAAGTTGCTGAGGGTGCGGGTTGGGTACTGGAGGAACATCCGCAGGAGAGAGTTGCCCAGCACCCCGCCCTTCTGGAAGGCCTGCATCTGCGTGATGGGGTTGAAGTTGAAGTTGGACATCGACTGGAACAACTGGGCAAAGTCCAACACTTCGTTCGCCGCCAACCTGATTCCACTCTGACGCTGCAACTGGGACAACCACCCCATGGACGCTTCAGCCACGGTAATACGGTTGATCGCCTCTGCCATCTGGAAGATGGCCAACGGAACATCAATGCCCAACCACTTGGTGAGGGAGGGCTTGCCCTGTGGCATCCGCATGAACGAAGCACCCTCCAGCATGGAGATGGCGTCATGCCCCATACCCAGGATGTCTCGTCCCCCCGACGCACTACCGGCCAGTCGAATGTGCTTCTGCCACAACTGCATCTTCTCTTGTGGATCCATTCGACCAAACCCGTGCTTGGTAATCCGCTCCTTCAAGTAGCCACCCATCTGCTTGAACGCTTGGGCATATCCCCGCAAGATGTGCTCCCCACCCATCCACGTGGTTGCCCACTGCAGAGGCTGGAGAAGGTTCCACGTAGCAGACACCATGTTGAATCCGAGGTGAGTGGCGTACAGGTAACCCGTGAGCCCGCCCTGTGCGTACGCGGCGTCCAGCTCATACCCCTTCATCTGCCCATACTCACGCAGGTTCTGGATTACGGCCCTACCAAGTGACCCACCATTCCGCTCAATCCACTTGCCAGGTCCCGAGTTGACAATCTGTGTGGCCTTGGACCTGAACCCCTGTGCTGCCCGCAACTGAAATGCTTGCGTGGGGGTGGACCCACCAAAGAATCCGGGAAGCACAATCTTCTGGAAATACTCCCTTACCTCGGGGGACTCGACGCTCATCACCAATTCGATGGCATCGTCCATGGTCATGTAGGGCTTCGCACCACTCAACAGAACTTCAGCAGGGGGGGCCTCTCGCTTGCCTATTCGACCCAACTCAGCTCGTGCACCACCAATCCGCTTTGTTAAGTTGCGCAAGCTTTCTTCAAGCCCCGGCTTTTCCCCAGCACCCAACCCCGGCGCGGCCAGTTGGGTCCTAATGGACTGCGCTTGGACGTGCAGGTTCCTCAACCGGTCACGCACCTCACCGGCACGGGGGTTGGTCAACAGTTGCTCGGGCAGGATCCCAAAAAGTATTTCCTCGTCGGGGTTGAGGGTGATCCCCTCCAGACCCAGCTCCCGCCTGCGGGCTTCAGTCAACGCTGTCCCGGGCATGGGGGGACCAAGTCGGGCACCCGGCAACAGGGGGGCCCGGTTCTTCAACGCCTCCCTCAACAACCCATACATGCTGTCGGGGATCTGGCTGCCATGCAGAATGACCATGCCGGTGGAGTCCCGCATGTAGTTCCGCATGTTCATCTCATAGCCAAGTGCATGGCTCACTGCCCCACCTCTTGACGTCTCAGCGGTGGAGTTCAGAATCTTGGACATCCGCTCAATGCCCTCGGTGAGGGTCAGGCTGTCGTCCTTCTGCCACTTGGGCAACTCCATGCGGGCCTTGGAGGGATCAAGCCCCCGGCGTCGCATGATGTCAGCCAACAGTCGCAGGTCATCCGGGCTGTAGGGCAAGCCCTCACCCCGTCGAGGAAGCATAAGGTTTGCAATGCCCCGGCTGTCCACAATGGATTCCCGTCGGCGAACCAACGAGTCCGCATCATTGGGGCCCTGTGGAACCAACCCCCCGGGCGTCTTTTTGTAGAC